AGTAGATGCAGCTAAAGTCTTTCCTGCAATAGAGGGAACAGTAAAACTGTATGAGTATCTAGCCCATGAAGTAGTAAGAGTCGGTTTGCCTACAAAAGTTTGAACTGCAGCTGATCCACCACTACCAAAGTTTTGCTCAAACTCAATACTTATAGGTTTGGCTGCATCCGCTTTTGCCCAGAATGAGATCGTAACAGTTTGACCTGCAAAGATTCTGACATTCTCAATAAGTTGTCTAAACCAAACATAATTGGAAGCACCTGCAACCGAAGTAACCGCGCACCGAGCAAAGTATTGACCCTCATATCCCGCTACTGGTGCTGTACCTGGTGTAAAAGTTTGTTGTGATACTGTGCAAGTAGAACCATTCTGTGTATAAGTAAAGCGATCTGCTGTGTATCCCGAAGAGGTAAAACTTGTACCGCGCTGCCAGATACCAAAGTCTCCGTTAATGATCTTATTCTTGCCAGCATAAAACTGATTAGTGCCACCTGAAGGAGTAGTCCAAGTGAAGTCCATGTCTGTGCCAGATGCCTTAGCAAGTACCTGACCAGTCGTACCACCCTTTAGATCCAGCAATGAGGCATCGATTGCATCTCCAAGACCTTCAATGGCTGTTGCTCCATTTTTTACTAGGTCAGTTGAAGTAGGTACTGGCCAACCGAAATTGGGTGTAGTAGTTGCCATCAGTTAGTTCTCCAGTCGGGATAATTGAGTAATTGTACCATTGAGGTTTCTTAGATAGGCGGAATTGAGAAGTCGGTTGCTGAGACATAAAGGGTCATATCGACATAGGTAGGAGTGGCATTAACAGCGATGTTCTCCACAAAGCCCTCAAAGGTTCCCCCAAGCAGGTTGCTCGGTAGGTTGTCAATAGATACAGGCTCATTACAAAACACGGTGAGAAGATCATCAAGCATCCCACTAGGTAGGTCTGGATTATCTAGACGGAAGCGGATTGCTCCAAGTGAGCCTCTAGGGGTATTGCGTAAGAATAGTTCATTTACGGCAATTTGTTGCATATCAACAGTGTTAAGAATATTAGATTCTGTTGATTTTTCGAATAGCCCATAGGTTGCTATTGAAGCAGTATCTGTCAAAGTTACAAGCGATGCATAACCTGTGGAGTATTTATAGATAAGGCTGTTGCGTAAGCGAGCAGTTTGGGTCTGGGACTGGATACTGCTGGGAGTTGCATAAGCTGCATCTAGGTCTGTGTAGCCATTTGCAAGGAGATAATTCTCGCGATGGTCTGCATCCGCATAATAGACAAGTCCGTCATTGCCTTCTGAGATTATGCCTAATCCGCTATTGGCTATTTGATCTACAAGGTTCTGGCTTTTAGCAGAAGTAGATGCGTTAATCTGGATCATGTCATACTCGCCTTGATCTATCTGACCTAGGGAGTTCTCGGCTTGATTCCATGTAACTGTTGCTGGATAGGTAGCCCACGTTAAAGTCGGATAAACCTCATCCCATGTACCACTCAGGGCTGCTTCTAGAATAAGTGCAATCTGCTCACCATCTCGCGCTGAAGCAAGGGCTGTGTTATAGACAGCCTTGGATAGTTTCGATAATGGTCCAATACCTAAGATAGTGCCAGTAGTGATAAAGCCTGTCTCTTCTGGGCTTCTGACTCCGATATTAAAGTCTGAGACTGTGCCTGCAAAGACTTGTTTATAAACACCTGCTGAGTTCTTAAGCTCTAAAACGATTGGCTCTGTAATGTTGATAGTAAAGGCAGAGTTATCTGTATTGATAATCTCTACTTTGCAGTAACCTGCTGTCGCTTGGCGATCAATGTCTAACCGACCAGTTGCATAGGATACAGAGGTAACAGTCGTATAAACATCATCTCCAACAGTTACTCGCCATTCTGGGAGCCAAGTCATTAGGCTACTCTCAGTGTTCCACGATCTACAGCGTTCTGAACGACTTGATCTATAAGTTCTGCAACAGCATTAGGATCTCCAACAATGCCATTAAAGTTATTAACGACACTGACTGAGTTACCGCTAGCACCAGGAAAGCCGCTAGGAGCATAATTGCCTGCATTGCTTGAATAACCTACGCCTCCGCTTGAATCTGGGACTATAGGTACAGGCCTGCCTAAGATAAGTAGATCCTCTACTTGACTTGGTGTAAGCGGTTGATTTGGTGTAGCAGTAGTAGTACCTGTTGGCGTAGGTGTCACCATTGCTTTTCCTATGGCTGTCAATTTAGCAAGTGCAGCATCAAGGTTGGCTAGATTGATTAGATCCTTTGGAAGAATACCCTTGAGGATTGATTCAATCTCGGTAAGTTTAATCTTCTGACCAGTAAGAGCACCAAGGATTCCAAGGTCTGCATTAAGTTTGTTAGTCGCATTGGTAATGGCTGCGACATCCTTAGAGGCAATAGCATCTTCTAAGTCGAGGATAGATTGCTTAACCTCTAGGCGAGCAAGGTCGTTAGTAATCTGGAGGAGTTGTGCTTGGCTAGTTACTTTGCCCAGTTGCTCGGCAGCACTCTTCTCAGCTGCTTGGAGTTGAATCTTCTCAATGTCAAAGACATTGGATCCCTTACCAAGAGCGAGGTTAGCCTTGTCGATTGCCAATTGTAACTGCTTGGCTTTGAGTTGCTTTAATTCTTCTGTTGTAAGTTTCTTAGTAGTCTTAAGAGTTACGCCTGTGAAATAGGCTTGTAGTTCTGCTAAGTGTGCAAGCCCTGCATTTGGATCGTTAGCCGAACCTTTATTGGCTGCATCAAATAACGCTCTGGCTAGTCCGATATTGGTAAACTTAAAAAGTTTATCTAAATGTGCGATAGCACCAAGTCCAGGAATGCTTGGTATCTTCTTTAATTCTGCAAGCATTAAGGATATGCCTTGGATTGCCTTAGAAGTCTCAGTGGCAAAGTCTTCCATCTGGCTTGTTAGATCGCTAACTGTGCTGTCATCGCCTAAGTTCTTAAAGGCATTTATTAAACCTTCGCCAATAATCTCTTTGACATTGTTAGAGGCAACGCCTAACTTATCGATTGAGCCTTGGAAGGTATTAGCAGACTGTGTAGCAGATCCAGCAAAGGTCTTGGATAACTCGGCTGTAATCTCTTGGAATGACTTAGCCTTTAGATCAGCCTTAGAGATGCCTACGCCTAATTTAGAAAGAGCAGTGTTCGACCCTAGGTATGCTTTGGAAAGTGCTGAAGTTACAGAACCTAAATCTTTCCCAGTGGACGCGCTAATGTCTAGTGCAAGTTGCAAGAGCTTCTGTGACTCTGCTGTATCTCGTGTCGCTAGGGCTAACTGCTGATAAGCAGGGCGCAGCTTGTCATCGACTACACCGAACTCAGACTGTAACTTCTGGATGAAACCTTCAGAGGCTGCCGCATCGCGACCAAGCCCGACATTCTTTAGAGCTAGTGCTAACTGCTTCTGTGCTTTCTCATCGGCTGCTGCTGCTTGCACTGAGGCTTTACCAAAGGCTAGAACCTGCTGAACGCTGAAAGCAACGCCAAGAGTCTTAGCCATGCTTTTAACACTTTTAGTTAATTTATCTGTAGAAGTCTCAGCTTGTTTGAAGGCATTTTTGCCAGTAAATTGCGCTGCAATATCAATGACTATATTGCTCATGCTGCTCCCTTTATGCTTCCAGAAGCAACGCGGCTCTTAAATGCTTTGTCTGCTTTTTCAATGGCTGTAAATATGGCATTTAATTGCTTACCTTGATCTTGTTCCCAAGCACGATAAAGCACACGACCACGCATGTCCTGACCAGATTTCTTGCTGCCATACAAAGGCCCTTGCTGAATAAATCGTTCACCGGCAGGTGTGCGCTGGACTCCTGATAACCTGCCTGCTGTCTCATAGATCGCTCCGGCAGCTGACATATTTTTAACTCTAAATAGTGATCTAAATCCTTTAGAGTTTGGCTTACCATAGCCGGTACGATAAACAATGCCACGCTTGATGGCTGTTGCATCATAGCGAGGAAATGGGCGTACTCTGCCTGATGTGTTAAATGCTTTAGGCTGGCCTTTTGAAACTCTGTCCCAGTTATAAAGTCCACCTGGAGCAGAAGCTGGGACAAAGCCTCTTGCATCTTTCTGAATTACTTTTAAAGACTTTGTGATCTCAGCAGTTAGTTCTTTAGCCAAATCTGGAGCATAATTTTTTAAAGCCTTGCGGAGTTCAATAACGCCTTTTACTTGAACTGGCATCTTTAATCTCCTTTGCTTCATCTTTGAGACCTTGCATAAGTGCATCTAGCATGGTCTTGTCTAATTCCAATAACTGCTGTGGCGCGATTCCCAATCTGATGCTTAGCCTAGCGATCAGATAGGTGAACGGAAGATCGCGCTTTAAGCTAAAGGGTCGGAGTCAAGCACCTCAACACTTTTAAGTGTCTCGATGAAGTCCATCCCGAAAGTCTTAACAGTTTCACCTGACCTGCGTGTTACTTCCCATGCCAACCAGTAGACATCGCTTTGCTTTTCTTCATCGCGGAACGCCTTATGGAAGCCCTTTTTAGCGTACTGCTCGAACGCATACTCCACTGCTGGAGTGATCTCGCCTTCTAGTACGCTTCCATCTGTACGAACTATCTTCAGTCTTGCCATGGTGTGCCCCTTTGTTTAGTTGTTTAGAATGTGCCTGTAGTGGCTACTGCGATTGTAGAGTTACATGTAAATGTAATGCTCTGCATGCCGATATCAGCAACAGCACCATTGATGTCTGTTGTGTTATTGACAAGGATTGAGACGGTGTAAAGAGGGTTTGTAGCAGATACTGCTGTTCCCTTTGTCTGTAAGAATACAGCTGTGACTGTTGTTCCCCAGGCTGCCTGTAGTGTTGCCAATACATTTGCTGCTGCTGTGTCGTTTAGGAAGTCGATCGTCACTGTAGAAGATTCCAAACCTTTTACAAATTTGTGACTGGAATCTCCCATTGCAGTAACTTCCAGCTCATCGAATACGCGGTTGATTGTTACAGATGTTACGTGGTCTGAAAGATCAACGGTGTTAATCTTCACGCCCACATTGTTATTTAGAAATACAGCCATGAGATTATTCCTCGTCTTTCTTAGTAGTTACTGGCTTTGGTGCTTCTGGCTTAACCTGCCCGATTTTCTTCAGGAAGGCTTCGTTCTCTTTTTCCCACTCGGACATATTAACTCCAACTTGTTAGGATCGATACGGACATCTCACAGCTGAGCAGGTCTCCCGATGCAGCATTGAGAATACTTGGTGCGCTTATCGCGCTTACATTATAGGTCAAACCAGATGCAGCAAGAAGGTTAAACACTCGAACTACAAAGTCTTCTATGCCATTGAGGTTACCCTCGTTATCGAAAAGAGCCACCACTATCAGCAACTTAAAGTTAGCCATAGGGCTAATGCCAATATGCTGATTGTTAGTAGGCACAATGTATTCTGAATCTGGTGAAACGATTACGCTGTTAGCCAGGACAACGCTAGGTGGAAAAGCAAAAGTAGACCATCGAGAATTATCTACTAGCGCAGTGGCTAGAGTAGTGCGAAGTGTCGTTATTGCTACCGGAGGCATTGCTATCCAACCATACTCGTTGGCGCAAGCGCGTGGGCAATCATGCCCCTGATCTTCGCCAGTAATTGTGCTGACATCCGATAAGGGGATGGCTGGAAATCGACTGCATTGGAACCTGAGAGTGTCGCGGTTCTTGCTTGCCAGATTTCAACAGCGATCATCAAAGCTGCTTGCTGAACTGCCATGTCTAGAGTCCAGTCTGTATAAGTCTCTGCTGTTACTGTGCCAAAAGGCTCAATAGGATGCTTAGGCTGGATCACTGTATGAGTCGTTGCTACTGAGATTGAATACTCGCCAACTGTTGCAACAGTTTTAGATCCATTGTATTTAGTGCCAGAGTTAGCGATTGTAACTGTCTGTCCGACATAGAAGATGTCTGTAACAGGAATGTCAAAGTAAAGAGTGCCTTCGCTTACGATGTTGCTATGCGCTACTGCAAACCATTGAGGCTTCCAGAGCATAGGCAATAGGACTGCATCTGTAGCATCACAGACTTCTTGCAAGGTGGCATCTGGGTACAGCGTACCGACTCCGAGGGTTGATCGGAGTTCTGCGACTGTAGTTAATGCCATTCCATTTCCTTTCTAAAGACTCTAGGGAGTCGGAGGGCTACCGACCCCCTAGAGCGACTTAGTTACCTATTTATTAAGTTAGGTTGAACTTACGAACACCCTTACCTGACTTAGCAAGATAGATTGCCAAGTATCCGTAAAGGTTGATTTCGATCTCGCCTGATGTTAAAACATTGACGCGAAGTTGTGTCTGTGGTGATTCCCAGACATATACTGATGATGGAGCAACCAAGTATGCTGAATCATCGACTACGCCTGATGTTGTGATGTTGTGATCCACGATCAAGTCGCAACCAAGAACATTACCGCGAACAGATGTTGCTACTGCATTACCTGCTGCGTTGTATGTTGCGCCTTGTGCTGAATACAGGGCACGTCCAGTGGTATCTGCGTAGCCGGTGATTGCAGCCCATTGGTCTGTGCTTGCAACTAGCTTGTTAGCAAAGTCTCCGCCTGTACCCTTGTAAGCTGCTGCGCCTTCTACTGACACGAATGACTGTAGTCCTGCTGCTGTTGCTGCTGTTGCTGCAGCTGTTGTACCTGAACCAAAAAACTCTGCTAGAAGTGCAGCATCTGTTGCCTTCTCGTATGCCTTGCGAAGTTCAATCATCATTAGTTCCATGAACGCTGGTTGGCTACGATCCACTAGCTCAAAACTCACACGTTGCAAGCCACTGAACTTATTTACACTTATAGTGTCATAGCTTGAGGTCATTCCAGTTTCTGATGGAGCAGCACCTTCGTTAGTGTCTGCAACTGTTGGAGCAGTGTTTGGTGTTGCAGCATTTGTGTAAAGGCGAGGAACTGTAAAGCTCATACCTTCTGGCAAAAGTGCTGAACGTGTTGCAGCTTCAAATGCTGGACGGCCTGTGAAGGTGTCAGTGATGAATGTGTTTAGGTGTGGTGCAAGTGTAAGACCAGTGTTTGTTGATGTTGAGTCATCTGCTGCGCGAACTACGCGGCGAGCCTCATCATCACCAAGTGCTGCCTTGATGTTTGCTTCTAGGTACTGTGCTGATGTGATTGGTGCAATGCGCTCACGCACAAATGTCGTTGCAGTAATAACAGGACGAGCAGCTTCAACTGCTGCTGCCTCTACTGGTGCTGCAACTGTCTCTGGAGTATTCTCCACAGCTGTCTCGCTTTCTGTTGGTTGGATTTCTTCTACTGCTTCTGGAGTTTCCTCAGCAGCGACATCGATAACTTGAGCAGACTTAAATGCTGGCTCTGTTACCAAACTTACTTCAAGCAACTTGGCAGCGGATACAAACATCACGTTGCCTTTCTGCTTTGACTTGATTACTTCTACACCTACAGACAGGCCGGACTGGAGTCCTTCTTCTGCAAGGATTAAAGCCTCAGAACCTCTGTTGCTGCGGCTGATCTTAAAGCTCGCATACACGCCATCTTCTTGCTCTGTGAATTGTGTGGCCTTGCCTAAAGGTTGGCGAGCATCATGCTGATTAAGCAATTTGACAGTCTTTGGATCTTCTGGAAGTGCGATTGCACCCTTCTCAAAGACAACTTTACCTGCTGAAGTGTTGCCCACTTCGCCTGTACCTGCTGGCACGATCTTGCCTGAGATTAGTCTTTCTTCAACATTGGCAATAAGCCCTGCTGTGAAAGTGATTATCTGATTTTCCATTATTCCAGTCCTTCGCTTCCATTAGGTGTTAAATCTTCCATCTCCATTGCTTGCTCTACTGTGATTAAGCCAAGAGATAGCATCTTCTCAATTACTAGCAAACGCTCCATTGGCTCTGTTGCCAAGAATGAAGAATCAACATCAAAGCGCACAGCATTACCGCGAGCAGTGATGTCATCCATTGAAAGACGATCCTCTATTGCACATACATAAGGGGCCAGTGATAGAGAATAAAATGATTTTCTTTCATCAAGTAAATTAGAGTATGTCATACTCTGGTTGGCCTCTGCGCTGACCATATAAGCAGGGATATTACATAATCTGCTAATTTCCGTACTTAAAAATTGCTGGGCTGAATCGTACATCATGTCTTTAGGTGAGAATGATGTTGGCTGGTATTCAAGAGTAGATGTTAAGTAAGCAGTCGCACGATTTTGACGAGCGTTTTTCCATGCAGCTAGTAGTCCTGCAACTTCTTTTGGATCTAAATCAGCCCCGTTATTCCGGAGCACTCCAGACGGCATCGGTGTGCTGGCTGCAATTACAGCTGCTTTGCGAAGATCGATTGCAGCTCTAATAGTGTCAGATCCGCGTTCTAATATGCCTTCATCAAATGCTTGAAAAGTTACGATACTGCCAAGACCAGACATAGGTACGGCAACAGCCTCGATATAATACTGAGTTATCTCCATGCCGTAAAGATCAGTTTCAAAAGTTACTTTGACATTAGGTATCCACTTAAAGCGAGATGGTCGGCCATCTTCTGCATACACTTCTGTAACTTGCCAGTAAGCCACGCCGTACATAAGCAATGAATCAACAGTCCACGCCATAGTTACAGATCGTGGCTGATTGATTGCTGGTTGATCTACCCAGATTGGATTGCCTAATTCTTCACCTGTAGATTTGCGGTATAAATTAAGTGGCAGTCCACCAATTACACCTTTAAGAAGATTGTTGCATCTAGCTACTGTCGGCACAGACATAGCCTCGTTACGATTAACGCGAGGCAAGACATAGTTAAATAGCGAGTTTAGATTCTCGCCCATAATAGAAGGGGCATATTGCGCTGTAAGCGATGTCTTATTAGGAGTGGTTGCTTCTGTTTTGCGGAATAGACCCATAGTCAGAAATTATAGCATTTGTCAAGTAATTAGACAATATGATAGGGCGTGTCTAAGTATATATTTGTGGTACAGATTGAGGCTTCATAAGGGTAGACACAATCATGGCAAGTGAAATCGGTGCTGACACATCGCCTGCGGATTTTCTGCGGATGATTCTCCACCCATGATCTGATTCTTTAGCTGCGCAGTTATTCATCTGCTCTATGAAGATTTCCTGCCCCGAATGAACGACCCTATGGTTTACCAGGCTGTCAAGATAATCTCCACACGCCTGATAGAACTTCTGGCCTGACACATCTTGGACTTTAACTCCGGCATTGGCTAGGCGTTCACTTATTGTGGCTGTTGTGTATTTGTCGTGCAGTACCAATTTAGGCCGGTAAATATCGCACCATGCTTTAATAGAAGCTGCAATCTTAAGGTCATCTACTGCTGTCTCGCTGTAGTAAGTCTCAAGGATGCCAATACCTATGCGACCATCTGGAAGGATCTGACCAGCACAAAGGCTTGCATTTCTCTTAGACGGACTGACATCAAAGCCAAAGACTGTGTATGGCCCAGCTGCCATAGTCAGATCGCTATCGCTAGTTTCCTCAAGAATACCCATGGGCCAAGGTGACGAAAGTGCATCGATCCACGAGCAAAGGGTCTCGGTGCGAATTGACTCAACAGTGCTCATAGCAATTGTTTCTCGAATTGCATCCTCTGTGACTGTGTAATTAAGCGAAGGATTTGCCATGGCTATGGCATCCCAGAACTCTTCAGAATTGAGATCGATCTTGCAATACTGTGGCGCAGAATACTCCCAATAACCTAACTGCTTAGGAGGGTACTCCATGGCCCTGTTTCTCATATCGTTCAAAACTTTTGAGAAATTATCACCGGCATTGCTAGTAAAAAGTGACTGGCTATTGGCGCGTGCTCTGGTCACTGGACTAGCAGCGATAAAAGCCTGTTCATCGATCTCTCGAAGCTCATCGATCCACAAGAAGTCTGCTGTTCTACCACGAGCACCATCTCTGGTCGCAGCTACTACATCAAGCCTGCTTCCACCAAACTCAGGGAGCAGTTCTATGGACTCAGTACCGTTGGCATACCGGATCGCTTTGACTTGGCACATGAGAAAGTCATGCCTTTCAATCATTGAAGCGATCTCTCGAAATGAGGTCAAGGCCATGCCTCTGTTTGAGGACATCATAAGGATGTTCTTCTCGCGGAAGATAAATAGCCCAGCCAGCACACGCATACGCGCTAAGTGAGTCTTTCCGGCCTGTCTTGCTACCAAACATAGGTTTGACTTACGCACAAAGTTTCCCTTGCTGTCAATCTTCAGCATGTCCTCTAGAACGTGATGCTGCCATGGCAAAAGGGGCATACCGATCTGCTCAGCTAGTTTGGCTACTTCTGCAACCCTAGATTTGCCTTTAATTGGAGCGTTGGATAGGCGTGGTTTTGTGTGCCCCAATCGCTTACGTTTCTTAGCTGCCATGTTTCTAGTCTAACTCGGATCGGGCCGGTTGATGAACGGACTGTCCTGGACCGGTTTGGCGCGTGTCGGGGAGATAAGAGCAGGAGAGGCATAGGGGGTAGATAAAGGTGCTAAAAAAAGGGGTGCTATGCGTGCACCCTTTGAGCTGTTGCATCTGCGGCAGGCAGAAGCCATGTTCTCTGGATCTAGTGGATCGCCCCCATTAACAAGGGCTATAAGGTGATCGACTGTATCAGCTGCGCCTTGACAGTACCGGCATGTATAGTTATCTCTTGCTAGTACCTGAAGTCTTATCTTCTTATAGGCTGTAGTTAATCTAGGATCGTTATTCTTTAATGCCATCCATACTTCTTCCAATGATCTAAGGCAATGCATGGCTCACCATATCTATGGCCTATATAGTCTAGGCCCCATTGTATCTGCTTATAACCATCTACTGTAGATAGATACTTTGATCTACCTTGAGGTATACCTACATGACTACCATTAACAGCTAATGGATTCCATGCACTCTCTTTACCATAGAGTATAGATAGACATTTATATTCTTTAAGGTTATAACCTAATGCATAATAAGCATATTCTTTATAGCTTAT